CCCAAATGCAGCCTTTAGCCAGAAGCCAAAGGCCTCGGCATCGATCGGGATCACCACGTCTCCGTCCGCCGTCACCGCATCTTTGATCGGGGCCTGCGGATCGCGCCCGTAGCCCAGCAGTTCCGATGTCTCCAGCGGTTGCTCCGCCCCCAGTGTCGTGCTGGCGAAAGGCATTTTGGAGTAGCCGCTCACTGGTGGTGTGCCATAGGTTGTCTCGAACGCCAGCGCCATCTGCGCCCGCGCCCCTTGGGCTCGTGCCATGGTGTTCTCCTCGGGTTGTAGGGGTCAGGCCAGCGGGTCGGCCGTGGAATAGTGCAAGACGACCGGAATAACCGCTGCCTTCAGGCTTGCCGCGCCCTCGACAGGCAGATCGACAGGCTGCGGGGCTTCAGCCTCAACCCATTCGCAAAGGCCGCCTAGCGTTCGGTCGGCGGCGAGCGCCGTGCCGATGCTGGTACACAGTATATCGAAAGCGCCATCGCGGTCAGTGCCTTGGACTATGACCTCGATTTCGGCGCGGTGTTGGTAGTGATAGGCGAGCGGCGACAGCGTCACATCGGGCTCCCCCGGTTCACCGTCGCGCAGGATCAGCAGGCCAGCATCTGGGACGCGCTCCGGCAGCACATCACCGCGCAGGGCGGTGGCGGGCAGCGCCGAAAGCCGCGCGTGCAGCGCGACTAGGATGGTTTCGCGCAAACTCAAAGCTTGTCCTCCACCCAATTCGCCACGATCAGCGCCGGCACGGCCGCCTGCGCGCGCTCTGCGTCCCGCGCCAGATCAAGCCGTTTCGCGAGCTTCACCTGTGGCACCAGTAGGAAGATCGGCACCGTCGCCTTGCCACGACCCGTCTTCGACCGCGATGCAACACCCAGTCCCCGGCTGTTCAACCGCCCGTCGGCCACCAGGAGGCTCGGGCCGCGTCGACGATAGACGAACCGCAGCCGTAGCCCCCGCCGCCGTTCCCACTCGCCCGGTGTGATGCGCCCACCTTTCAGGCCTTTGCCAGCCGCCGCCGTCGGTATGGCGAGCCAAAAGCCGTCCTTCGAGCGGATCAACGGTCCCGTGTCATGCGCCCCCACGATGACCGGCGCCTTCGACCAGACCAACGCCGCTGCTTTCAGGCTTTCACCAGCCTTCGGGTAGGTCTGGCTCCGGATCGAATTCGCAAGGCGACGGCCAAGCCCCACTTGGGTGATCTGCCCGCGCCACGCGGATTTCAGGTCCGTGCCAGCCTCGCGCATCGCCGCACTGACGGCTTTTTCGCCCGCTTTGATCTCGGCTGCCATCACGGCGGTGAGGTCCGGAGTGATGTCGAGGCCAAGCTTCATGCGGGGGTCAGTTCTATCGTCCAGATCAGCCGCTCGCGGTCACGCCGCGGTTCGCCCTGGATCAGGAAGGTTTCGTCCCCGATCAGGATTTGCTCCTGAGGGCGTGGGTCCGGAATATCCGCCACCTGGACATCGATCCGGGTGGTGTCAGACAGGAGCCGCGCCGACCCGAACTCTGTGATCTCGTCGGGTCGGCGCAGAATGCCCCGTGCACGGGTGAACTGGCCCTCGCTGTCGCGATGCCAGATCTCAACCGAGATGTTCGGGTCGGCAAAGAGGACACCCAGTGCATCGGAAAAGGCGCTCATCAGGTCCGCTTGGCCGAGCGCAGGACCTGTGGCCGGGTGCAGATCGGCAGCGGGTTGCTTTCGATCTCGAGGCGAACCCATTCATCCCGGTCGCGGTCTGGGATCATGCGCGCATAGAGCGGCAGACCCAGCGTGTTCACCGTTTCAAACGTGTCGGCCGGTGCGTAGTAGATCTCGAAGAGCCCCTCGACGCCTTCGGGATAGAAATACGCCTTGTCAGTCGGCACGCCGAAGCCAAGCCCGCCCCGGTAGCGGCGGAAGGTGATGCCGCCAAAGCTGACCTCTTCCCCGACGCGGCCGCGCAGGTCGGCCGCTGCGGCCGTGTTGAGATAGGTCTCACGAACTTCCTTGTGAGCGACGAGATCAGCGAAGAAGGCCGAGCCGCATTCAGCGCGCAGCTGCACCTGACCGGCGGCCAGCCCGCCAAGGCTGTCCTCGACACTTTCGATCATGGCCTGGCAGCGCTTCCTGAGCGCGCCGGATGCCGGGGTCGCGTTGTCGAGATCGAAGTCGACCTCCGCGGCCGGTGTGATGCCGAACTCGGTGTAGTAGTTGATGACGGTCGCGCCGTCTTTCGGGTCCTTGACCACACCCTGGATGCCGTTGAAGAGGTGGAATTCGAAGGTGGCCTCGGCGTCGTTGCGCATGCGGCCCATTTTGCGCGCTACCTCGGTCTGCACCTGCTGGGTGGCAGTCTCAGAGCCAAAGTCGCGGATGCCCTGGATTTCCGAGGCCCAGAGCAAATCCTGCTTTTTGAACTGACGGCAGACGAAGGCGCGCATGTCGCGCCGTTCCGGCACCTGTTGTTCATAGGCCGAGCCGCGTTCCGAGAACGGGATCAGCGAGAGCGTGCCATCGCGGCTTTCGATCATTACGGTGCGCTGGCGCACGCCACGCGAGCCAAAGAGGCCTGCACCCGACAGGATTGCCGGTTTGAAGGGGATGTTTTCCAGAGCCCGGGTGAGTTCGATAATGCTGAAGGCGTCGCCTTCGAAGATGTCCATGGTGGCCATGTGTGGGAATCCTTTTGTCAGAGGGCTCAGCGCTGAATGATGCCAAGCGCGGCCAAGGCCGTGGTGGCCGCGGTGATCTGCGCCTCGGTCGCGCCCTCGGGCCAGACGATCTCGTGGCGATTGACGATGGCGGGGCCGCGCAGGAGCGCGACGCCAGGCGCATCGGCGGCTGACGCGTCAACGCCCGCCCAGAGAATGCCAGCGGCATTTTGGCTGCCGTTCGTGGCCGCAGGCGCGAGCACAGTGTATTTGCCGCCCGTAGTGATCTTGCCAAGCACAGTGCCGGGCTCGAGCTTTCCAACACCGGAGGCGATGGTAACGGTTTCTCGGGTGTAATCGCGGAGCACTTCCCAGACGAGGAAGCCGCCCGCGTGTTTGCCTTCAGTGAGCGTGGTCATGGACGCTTATCCTTTCGTCTTGAAGGTTCGGGCGATGACCTCGCCCCAGGGATTTGTGGTGGCCGCCCGCCCAGGTTGGGCGTGTGCAGCGGTGATGTCGGTGGTGACTTCGGCCTTTGCCGCGAGAAGACGGTTGCGGACATCGTCGAGACCCACGTCTTCTTCGAGGAACCGGCCTGCCATCTGCGGCTGACCTGCAAGGCGGCAGAGGTCAATCACAGCCCGCGCATGAGCGATGGCCTCGGCGCGGACCGACGCAACGTCGGCCGATGTAGGCTCAACTGCGGCTTGGTTTGGCGCGTCTGCAGGGTCAGGCTGGGTGTTGGCGTCTGCAACACCCTCGGCTTGCGGCTGCGAGGCTGAAGGCTCGTCTGGCTCACTTGCCGCTTCCACCACTTCCGGCGGCGCGTTGCGGAAGCGCGCCACATCAAATGAGGCGGCGAGTTTCACGGGCTCGGCGATGCGGTCTATGAAGCCGAAGTCCAGCGCGTCCTTTGCGTCGAGCCAGGTTTCAGCTTCCATCAGGGCGGCAATCTCTTCGTCAGGCTTGCCAGATTTCGCGGCATAGCCCTGGATCAGGCTGCCTTTGACCTTGTCGAGCGCCTCAGCCGTGGCGCGCATATCATCGGCCGTGCCCATGACCAAGCCGCTGGGATCATGGATCATCAGGAAGGCGTTTTCTGGCATGACGATGGTGTCGCCTGCCATGGCGATGTAACTTGCAGCCGAGGCTGCAATGCCATCGATCCAGACGGTGATCTCGCCTGCATGGCGCTTCAGCGCGTTGTAGATCGCCACTGCATCAAAGACCGAGCCGCCGGGGCTGTTGAGGCGCAGATCGATGGCGGCATCGTCAGGCAATGCACCCAACTCTGCTAGAAAGCCTTTCGCCGTTACGCCGTAAGCACCGATTTCGTCATAGATCAGCACTTCCGAGCCCGAAGTGCGGGCACGGATTGTGTACCAGGATTTCATGGGATTACTCCTGTTGTGGGTCGGGGTCCGCGCTACTGTCGGACGGTCCGTCACTCGAATTTGGGTTGGGCTCTTGGACGGGCGTGGCCCTTGCCCCCTGCGTTTCACCGGGGCTAGCGCGATAGGTCAGGCCCAAGTCTGCTGCGCGTTTCGCGTCCGAGGCGTTCTCACGATCGACTTCTTCAATGTCATAGCCCGTGGCCTCGACCACTTTGCGCCGGGACGTCAGGCCCGCTTCCATCGCCAGCACCTGCGCTTGAATGTCCTTCAAGGGATCGACCCAGTCCCACCGCGGCGGGATCCATTGGACGGGTCGCGCGACAACCGGATCTGCCTCCAGCGCGCCCGAGAGCGCAGCCGTTTCCAGCCAGCGCCGCCATATTGGCCGACAGAGTTGATGGGCCATCACCCCATGCTGCAGCTGGCCAATCCGGCGGCGGAACTCAACGAGTTCGGCCCGGAGGCTGGAATAGTTCGCCTGCCGGACATCGCCGGTGACGAGGTGATACGGCAGACCGAGCGAGGCCGAGACCGCCAGAAGCGTGCGATATTGGAAGGCCTCATAACCGCCACCGACATCGGCGGGACTCGAGAACTTCACATCCTCGCCTGGCAGCAGCACCTGCATGGTGCCTGGCTCCAAGCTGGCGATGGCCGCTCCATCGAGATCAGCCTCACCTTCGCCCATCATCGGGTCTTCGGGGGCCGTTTTGGTGATGAAGCCTGCGAACATCGCGGCTGTTTTCTTCCGGTCGAGTTCTGCGTCATCGTATTGATCCAAGAGGAACAGCCGCACCATGGCAGGCGCCACATATGGCAGGCCCCGGATCTGGCCCGCATCTATGGGCCGATAGATGTGCAGCACCTCCTCAGCCGGTACGCGCAC